AAAAGCTGAGATTGAATCGCTAAAAGTACAAGAACTAGATGATGCAGTTGCATATCAAAGCGAAGTTTCAAGTAAACTAAACACAACTATGCAGCTATTAGAAGAGATTGGCGATATCAACGGCAAGCCTACTACGTTTTACGAAAGTGCTAAAGAAGCATACGAACATAGAAACAACGTAGATAACTTGCGCAATACATTAATAAGTAAACAGCAAGAAGAAGATCCATATCAAACACAGATTGACGATTTAACAGAGACAGCACTACAAAATATCGATTGGGAACCAGTTAACCAGCTTACGTTACTCAAAGAACACCAAGAGTTTTTGCTTAAACTGTTGACAAACAAAGATTCGTTCATTCGTAAAAAGATTATAGATCAAAACTTAGCGTACTTGAACAATAGGCTCACATACTATCTTGATAAACTAGGCTTGCCGCATCAAGTTCAGTTCCAAAACGATTTGTCAACTGAGATTACTCAGCTAGGACAAGACTTGGACTTTGATAACTTGAGTCGAGGCGAGCGCAACAGGCTGATACTAGGCATGAGTTGGGCATTTAGAGATGTTTGGGAGTCATTGTATCAAGGTATTAACTTGTTGTTTATTGACGAACTTATTGACAGTGGCATGGACACTGCTGGCGTTGAGTCAGCACTTGCTGTACTAAAGAAAATGGGTAGAGAACGTAGTAAAAATGTTTTCTTAATCTCACACAAAGACGAACTAATAGGCAGAGTGAATCATGTCATGAAAGTGATTAAGGAAAACGGATTTACTAGTTACGAGAATGATATTGATATTGTAGAATAATGAACGATACTCACGATCAAATAATGCAAGCTGTGTTAAGTTACTTGAAAGCCAGCGAAACTTTTGAAAGAAGACCGAGTGAAAGTACAAAACGTACTGCTCGGAGAGAATTAAGGCTGCTAATGGGATTAGCAAAACAAAGGCAAGACGAAATAATAGACAAATATGAAAAACACATAACCGAACTACGTAATAATAGAGACACATAGGCATTTATTCAAAAAAGGCACGTGAGGTAAAGGCAAACAAGTAACTACTGTATGAGTTGGACATATCGAGGTAAAGAAATAACTGAAATACCAGATGAGTATGAAGGATTTGTTTATCTTATCACCAACCTTACTAACAATCAAAAATACATAGGCAAAAAACTAGCAAAGTTCAAAACTACTAAGCCACCTTTAAAAGGCAAGAAAAATAAAAGACGCGGCTACAAAGAAAGCGACTGGAGAACATACTACGGTAGTTCAGACAGACTAAACGCAGACGTAGCAGCACTAGGCAAAGATAAGTTTACAAGAGAAATATTATACCTATGTAAAGGTAGAGGCGAAATGTCCTACATAGAGGCAAGAGAACAGTTTGATCGCAGAGTACTTGAAACAGATGAATACTATAATGGTATTATTAATGTTAGAGTCGGCGGATCAGACAAACTCAAACAGGCATTGCTAGAACACTCCATCAAGGCAAAACAATCCAACACATAAGGTTGGCGGGCCAGTTCGAAAATACCGCTGTGGAAAAAGCTACCGTATAGGAGCACACGTAACATACTGATCGACTACCCAGAGGTAGGAAGCCATCAAACAAATTGGGCTCACAGGTTGGTATAGATAGATTGTTGGCTGTCGAAAAACTGCACATTACACATAAAAACTCTTTAGCACAGGAACGAAGCGAGAGGTAGTTGGAAACAACGATGTCGACGTAGGTTGGGAAAGGTCAGAGCCCATTGTGTAGCAGTATAATAAACACCTACTTCCAATGTCTCGGCTAGTGATACTCACATAATGTTTGAGAAGATGGAACCCTTAAACAGGTTCCGTCTGACCAGATCAATCTACATAATATTAAATGCATATGCTTTGCATATGCCTTATTTAAATATTACTAAAAAAATATAAATGTGTTGAGTGCAAACGAAAACACAGTTGAACGTAGTTCAACTTATAATATATAAATACATTATGATAGTTGGAATATATCTATGAAACTGAGCGAAGTAACATTAAAAAAAACACATTTGATATTCGAAGATGAAACTGATACACGAGTTCCTGAAGTTGGTACTACTACCGATCTTGATGGTACAACGTACAAGTGGCGCGGACAAATGTGGACTGAGGTCAAACCTGACGGCAGTAATGGAAGACCTGCACCAACTGGTGTTGGCAGACAACTAACATCTCAGTGGAGAACAAGTAACCCAGTTGGTCGAGGTGTATTTAAACTAACACCTGGTGTACAACGACTTGCTGACGATAGATTTATGGTAACTCTACCTGATACAACAACTGTAGTTAATACTACAACTCTAGCAGATGCAGAAAAAATACAAGCAAGAGTTGACGATTTAAGCAGTAGAACTCCTGCACAAATTTCAAACACAATCGATACAGAAATCAGAGATGGCAAACTCAAAGGCGATTTTAAAAGATCGTTTTCTCTTGGTAGAGCTATTAGAAATGCAACAGCAGAAGATTACGCAAATGTACAAAAAGCTCGTAGTAGTAGACTCGGCCGCCTCTTACAAAATCGAATGTTTAGAGTTGTAATAGGATTACTTGGAACAACAGCATCTATTGTAGGTCCCTTCTGGGGAATGATGGTAGAAATTGAAAATATAAATCTAGAAATTGAACAAGCTGAACAATCTGGTGGGGATGTTCAAAGATTACAAGATATTAGAAACATACTCCAAGGACAACTAGTAGCCTATTATGCAGCTCAATGTGCAAGATTACTTACAAGAATTCGATTTGTAAGAGCACTTATGGCACCAATAAGATCAGTAGTTAGAGCCGGACAACTGTCTGTTGCACTCACAGGTGCAGGTGCTCCAGCTGCATTTTTAAGTATGATTGTCACTGAAGCATTATGGATAGTAATACCACTAATTTTAAGTACATCAAGTATACAACGCTGGTTGGCAGAAATTATTGTTGATAGCACATTCAAAGATATTTTTGTTAATACAGGAAGAAGTCTAGAAAATATTACCAATCAAGCTTCTATTGCTCTTGATGGAAAGTTTGGCACTGGCGCTCTGGCTAAAGCAATATCAGGTTTTGATCCAAAAGAAACCGAAGGTGTTACAGGAGAGTACTACGGCGAAAGTGAATGGGCCAAGTTAGTGTTTGGAACATTATTGTTTCCGCCAAGTCAAAAAAGTAGATTGGTTCCTTACATACCTGAGGGTAGACGAGAAACACTGCTAACAGGTACGTTAGGTCTCAATCCTATAGATGCATCTGAGAATCCTGCTGAACCTACTGCACAAACTAGCGAACCAGGTATGCCTACGAATCCAGATGCGGTGCCAGGACCTCAATAACTAAATCAACGGCATCTTTGAATTTTTGGTATTTTCAATATTATCTTTTATAATATTGCTAATGATATCGTGATCTTCTAAATCGGTATCGTAAAGTATTTGGTCAACTGAAATTCCGCCACGCATGTACCAACTAAGTCGATATGCGTTGTCTTTTATCTGTTTGATATTATTTTCAAAATCTTTGGCTAACGAAAGTATATCAGAGTCTTCTAGGCTCGTTAGCCTTGTACGAAAAAATCTGATGTGTCCAGTGATATCCTAACACTATCTTCATGCTCACATTCAATGCACTTTATTGATTCAGGCTCAAGACGCCATTCCAATGTGTTTTTCTCAATCACTCTTTTAAGTTCGTGAAATAAACCTACTTCAGCTTGCTCGAGAAAATCATCTATTTCTTTTCTATCAGTTTCAACTTGCCCGTCAACTTCAACAGCAACAACTTGATCAAGTATTGCTTGAGCAACCAACACATTTATTTTATCAATAACATCTTGTATAAACTTTTCTTTTTCGGCTTCTTCTTTGATTCTACTGACATTTAAATTTAATGCACGTTGGTATGCTGTTTGTTGTTTTTGTATATCAGTCCATTGTTTATAGCTCAATGGCTCGATATGCACAACAAAGTTTTCGTAGTATACTTTATCTTCAAACTCCTTTGTTGAAAAGTAATCTAAATATTTTTGTAGTCCAACTTCGTATTGATTGTCAGAGCCGCATTTTTTACATTTGGCAGAAACATTCATTGTGTCGCCATACGAAGACATTCGTATTGCTATTAGTATTGCATCGAGATCCAATGTTTTTATAGCCCACGGATCTAATATAGCCGGAATACAGCTACTGATATTTTTTGCAGTTGCATCTCCGTTGATAAGTGCATCAGGTGTTTTGAACAATATCTCATCACTAGCTGTCATACTAAACACAGCTAGATTAGTGTATGTATTTTCAGCTAATACTTTTTCATTATACCATTTTCCGTTGCTAGGAATATTAAAATATAACTTGGGCTGTCTACGATATTTTTTTAGTGGACTTTCTGTTTTTTCCATGGGAGTTCCTATAAGGTAAATACTACTAGCTATATTTATTCTATAGTTAAGTAGGAGTTTAACGTTTTGGCAGAAGAAACAACAGCCGGCGGTGGTTTAAATACATTATTAGGTACTCTTGGTACTGCATCAGGTGCAGCTGGGAAAGCCCTATCGGGTACTGCCAAAGCTGCGGTTGGCCTGGGCGGCGCACTTCTTACTGGACAGCAACAACTAAGTGCATACAGTGGCGCTATTTCAGCCAACACTGGATTGTTTGGAAAAACTGTTGGCAAACTAGTTGATGGGTTGTCGCAGTTCGCCGAAGCTAGTCTTGCTGAATATCAACAACTTACCAGTGTAGGTGCTACATTTGGCAAAGAAATAAAAGATGTAAAAGTATCTGCTGCCGAACTTGGATTGAGTGTTGAAGAAATGACAGGATTCTTGAAAAAGAATTCTGAATCTTTAAGAGCATTTGGCGGTACAACAGACCTAGCTATTTCTAGATTCAAAGCAGTATCAACTACAATACTTGATAGTGCAGAACTAGGCACCAAACTTCGACAGTTAGGATTTACAACAGCTGACATAAATGAAAATCTTGCCCTCTATGGCGAACTAAGTGATGCTAACAGTAGAACAGATAGAGCAAGTGTAGAACAACAAGCTGCTGCTGCTAAAAATCTAATGGTTGAACTAGACGGATTGTCAAAACTCACAGGCAAACAGCGTGACGCTCTTGCAGATGAAATGAAAGAACGTAGACGTCAAGGTGATGTTAATGCATTTTTGTCAAATAAAACTGCTGAAGAACAAACTGCATTTACCACCAAGTTGGTAGAACTGCAAAACACATTAGGTAAAGATGCTGCTGACGCATTTGTAGATGTTGCACTTAGAGGAGCTCCTACAACTGAAAGTACAAGAGCTGCATTGCTTGCTATGGGCAGCGGTGCCGATGACTTGTATGCTGCGGCCCAACAGTTTAACGCTGGCGATATACGTAGTTTCCAAGATAGTTTACAAGCAGCAACTGGTGCTGCAATGGATTACCAAGACACAGAACAGTTTAGACAAACTGCAATGCTAGGTGGTATGTCTAATATATCAAGTGCATTTGCAGACGCAAGTGCTGCTGGATACAACTACAAGAATGCAGTCGATAGTGTTAGCGACGGAACTATGACTGCTGAAGAGGCTAGAGAAACGCTCAACAATCAAATACTACAAGAGCAAGCTCGTCAGATGGAACAGACTACAGGTATATTTGACAAAACTATTGGCATACAGGAAGATTTACGCACACTAACAACAACAGTGATGGAAACTACTATTCCGCACATTGAGAATGTTGCAGTTGCCGCATTAGATAAAATATCAGAGGTGATGCCAAGCGCACAAACAATTGCCAACGAACTTGCAGGCGGCATCAACAACTTATTTAATGCAGCCGAATTTCTTGATACAAATAGCGAAGTAATAAGACAAGGTCATGGAAATATAGTAGACCAACTGGCAGAACTGATGCGATCAGCAACTTCAGATGCTGAGGCTTTAGGAGCAACTACAACTGCAACTGGAGAAACCACTGATGCAAATGTTAGCGAAACTGCTACAACCACACAAGATGACATTGCTTCTGCTCGTGCATCACTTGAAGCTGCTCAAGCTGAATTATTAAGTGAGATACCATCAATTGCAGCTGGCGCAGTTGATAGAGTTGCAGCAGCCGAAGCACACCTAAGTGATGTAATAATAAACTCAGTTGAAGGATTAGCAGATATACAAGCCGAAACATTGAGTAAAGTTGCAAGATATCAAGCTAATCCATCAAGGTATAGTGGAGGATTTGCAAACGGTGGCCGCATTGGTGCAGGTGAGTACGGTATGGTAGGCGAAGCTGGACCGGAATTTATATCAGGTCCAGCAAATGTTATGAGTGCAAATACTAGTATGGGCGTTATGCAAAATCTTATGAAAGGCATTAAAAGTCTTGATGCTAATGTTCAGAACAATGGTGTAAATGGAAAAAATACGATAAGTAATAATAATGTTGCAGAACAAATGAGTAACTTAATGGCAAGTAAGTTTGATACAATGATACAACAGTTGCAAACACTTGTAACTATAGAATCATCTTCAGTGAGTGCGCAACAAAAAACATTTAGAGCTACAAAGAGTTTACAGGGCAATATGCTGAAAGGTACATTATGAGTTGGAAAAAACATTTTACTCCAGTTCCGACGAGTGACAATATAAACGGAAGTTACAGTCCGTTTAGTTTAAAAGGCAACAACGGAATAGGCCCAGCAGCAGCTAACTATTCATCTCACTTGCCTGACGTTTATGTTGGCTCGCCAAATCGTATTGAACGTTATAATCAATACAACACTATGGATAGTGATAGCGAAGTTAATGCTGCACTTGATATTCTAGCTGAATTTTGTACACAAAAAAACAACGACAACAAAACACACTTCCGTCTTGACTTTAAAGGCGCCCCTACAAACAGCGAAGTACAAGTTATTGGGCAGTATCTACAGCAATGGTGTAAACTAAACAAGTTTGAAACACGTATGTTTAGAACTATACGCAATACATTTAAGTATGGCGATCAGTTTTTTATTAGAGATCCTGAAACACAGAAACTATTTCATGTTGATCCTGGTCAGATTACAAAAATCATTGTAAATGAATCAGAAGGCAAAAAACCAGAGCAGTATGTTGTAAAAAATCTAAACTTTGCATTTGGTGCATTGGAAGCAACACCGTTAAACACACAAAACAGTTATGGACCAGGCGGAACTAACGGATATCAGCAAGTTCAAAGAGGAACCGGCGTAGGTAATAATCATACACCAAGTGGAAACACTAGTAGATTTGCACAAGAACACGACGAAACATATATTGATGCACAACATGTTTTACATTTAAGTTTAAGTGAAGGGTTAGATCAAAACTATCCTTTCGGTAATAGTTTGCTTGAGAGTATTTTTAAAGTATACAAGCAAAAGGAGTTATTAGAAGATGCGATTATTATCTATCGTGTACAACGTGCTCCTGAAAGAAGAGTATTCTACGTTGATGTGGGCAACATGCCTTCACACCTTGCTATGCAGTTTGTGGAACGTGTTAAAACTGAAATACATCAAAG